CTTGCCGAGGGGTACGACCATATTATCGACGGCTTGCAGCTTGGCGGCACGTTTATGATATACAAAGAGAATTCATGTTGGCGCATGGATTTCACCGGCGGGCCTTATGTTTTTAGGTTTTCAAAGGTGCTTGGAACATCCGGCGCGCTCAATCGTAATTGTGTAGTTGAGGTCGATGGCTTTCATGTGGTTCTGACCGGCTCGGATATTATCGTTCACGACGGCATGACGGCGCGGTCAATATTGGACAAAATGACGCGCCGTTGGCTGTTTCAGAATATGGACGTTGATGCGGTTGGTAAATCGTTTGTATTCAAAAATCCGTTTTTCAATGAAGTGTTTATCGCCTTCGCGCAGATCGGTTCTTCAGTTCCCGATATGGCTATTGTTTGGAACTATAAGGACAACACGATAAGCATCAGGGAATTGCCTAATATCAATCATGCTGCTTTTGGGCCAATAGAGAACGGATTAACCGGGAATTGGTCGCAGGACTCCGCCCCATGGCTATCGGATTTAACTATGTGGAACGGGCCTGATTTTGTACCGTCAACGGCGCGGGTCTTGATGGCCGGGAACGGAACCAAGTTATACATGATGGATTCAAGTTCAAGCTTCGATGGTGTATTGCCATCCGCATATCTTGAGCGGCGCGGGCTTTCATTTGGCGCACCGGAAAAAATAAAGTTGGTAAAAGGCATCCGACCAAGGATCGTAGGGAATACCGGCGAAACGGTCATCATTAAAATAGGCAGTCAATCCGATCCGTGGGAAGAGCCAACCTACACAAGCATGACGCACACCATAGGGTCAACGATTGCGAATAACTGCCTGGTGGCCGGTCGCTATATTTCGGTGAGATTGGAAACCGGAACAGCGTATCAGTGGAGGCTTGATTCGTATGACTTGGACATTGAAGAGGTGGGGGCGTGGTAAATGAAACCAGCAAATAACAGCAGCGCGTTCTATGCGCCCGGCCCGGTGCCTGTCGATCCGAAAGATATTCCGCTTTATCTGCAAAATGAATTTGAGAAGATTCAATCTGCGGTCAATCGGCTGGCCGATGGGCATTTGGACAAGATTCATGCGGCCCCGTCCAAGCCGCGCGATGGTGACTTCAGGTATGCGGACGGAACAAATTGGAACCCAGGAAGCGGCATTGGGTTTTACCGGTATAACGGTTCGGCTTGGGTGTTTTTAGGGTAATGAATAAAAAAGCGAGGTTAGATCATGGGATTTCTTAGCGGCATTCTTAGTAGCAAGAAAAAAAGCAAAAGTTATTTAACGCCATGGGCTGAGGGCGAAAAATATATTTTAGGCGACGAAGAATCGGGCGTTAAGGGATATTTACCTGAATCTGGGCGGCTTTACAATTCCGGCGGCTGGAACGATGCAATGCAAGGGGCTGGCGACGCATATCGTGAAAATATCGGCCAGCGAGCCGGATGGCTTCCCGGAATCTATGATGCAGCGCACCGAACCGGCAATGGTGAGTTCGATAGTGATTTTTACGGCGTTGGCAATATAAACAACCCGGGTGGTATTAATGCGCCAAATGTATATGCGGGCGGGGGTGTTGACGCATTTTCCGCAAGGAATTTGCAAGGGGCATTGAATCCAAGTAACTCTTTGAGTCAGTTACTTTCCGGGAGTATAAACACAAAATACCTTGACCCAATCGCGCAGAGCATAACCAATCAGATAACCAGAAACACGACTGAAAACGTATTACCGCAGATCAGATCGGGAGCGATGGGGGCGGGTCAGTATGGCGGATCACGACAAGGAATTGCCGAAGGTTTGGCTATGTCGAGATTGAATCAGGATTTATCAACCGGATTAGCGCCGATGTATGGCGCGGCATTTGAAAACGCACAAAACAGGATGATGGGAACGGCCAACCAATTGAACGATCAGGCTGTCGGATTGGCTATCGGAAATACTGACAGATCGTTGAACGCACAAAACATTAATGCGGGTTACGACTTCAATTCTCAAGCACAAAATATAGCCAATCTGATGAACGCAAATCAATTTAATGCGAATCTGGGCTTGCAAAATAATCAACAATTAATGGATCGAAACGCGCAAAACCTGAATAACCGCATGCAGGGGCTTAATGTTTTGAATAACACTAACAGCATGGCCGATTCGATGTACGGTAATTATATGAATGCGCTTAACATGCCAAATGAACTGAATTGGGATAATTTGGCGCGGTATTACAACATAACGGCACCGACTGCGCAGACTTACGGAACGACGCGAGGCAAAACAACCACTACGCCTAGTATCGCACAATTGGCGATAAGCGGCGCGATGGCGGCTGGCGGCGTGATGAGCGGCATGGGATCATTGGGCGCAGCAAAGGCAGCGGGATGAGCGGTATGAGCGCGGTATGAGCGGAAGGTAAATTACAGGAGTTGATATGAGCAACTGGACAAGTCCACAGACTTTAGCTTTATTGGGCGGCGCGGCTGGTTTTCTTGATCCTGAGAGGGGATTCAGTGCAGGTTTTCAAGGCGCGATGAACGGCCTTATGATTGGAAATGAATTGCAGCATCGAAAGCTTATGACCGAGATGCAAAACCAGAAATTCTTGCGAGAACAATCGGCGCGGCAAATGCTGCAAGATACGCTGCGGGAGCACACCAAAAACGACGGCTCTATCGATCACAAGGGCGCAATCAATACCTTGATGTCGAGCGGCATGCCGGAATTGATGGCGCATATAAAAACGCTACAAAGCGCCATTCCGCAATACAAGGCGAAGATCGAGGCGACCGACGAAAACGGTCGCCCTGTTGTCAAGTATATAGACTCGTTCGGCGGCGTGACGAATACCGGCGAAACGCCTTGGAAAGCGCCGATCAAAATGGATCAGGGCGGATCGAATGCATTGATTGATCCGGTTTCGATGAAACCTGTCGCGCAGTACGGAAAAACGATCAGTCCGGGTGAATCGGCTAGACTAGCTCAGAGTGAACGGCATTTCGGGGTGAATTATGATTTGAATCGGGCTAGATTTGCAATGGATTACAGCCCAGAATTTCAGGCGCAAAAGGCCGGGGAAATAGCAGGGGCAAAAGAGAGCGCGGTTAATCGTATCAAGGCTCAGGCTGACTTGCCGAAAGTAATACAGCAGGGCGAAGAATCGATTAAATTGATTGATGATTTGCTTGCGCATCCAGGCTTTAAAATATCGGTTGGAAAAAGCGCCGTTGTCGGTTCTCCATTGTCTTATGTGCCAGGCACCGATGCCGCAAGCTTCGATATTGCGCTAAAACAACTCAAAGGCAAGCAATTCTTGGAAGCGTTTGAGATGTTAAAAGGCGGAGGGCAGATCACTGAGATTGAAGGTACAAAGGCAACTCAAGCTATTTCTCGGATGGAAAAAGCCAATACTGAGGATGAATTCATCAAAGCGTCGAGAGAATTTCAGCAAATAATTCGTAACGGCATTGGCCGAGCAAAAACGAAAGCCGGTCAACCTCCGGCATCGCAAAACAAAAGATCAACAATAAGCGGCGGCGGATGGGCTGCCCAAAGGATTGATTAATTATGCCGAGATTTGAGATTACAGCACCTGACGGGAAAAAGTACCGAGTATTTGCACCGGAAGGCGCAACCGAGGAAGATGCCATCGGTTACGTGCAGCAAAACTTGCACACACAGCCGGAAAGCGGCGGGCAACCGGATGTAGTGCTCAATCCGGTGGCGCAAACCAACACCACAAGACAACATCCGGGCGCTACACTTCTTGATAACCTGAAAAATTCATTTATTGGTGGGGCAGTCCGAGGCGCGCGGGATATTGCGGACGGCGGCGCGCAATTATTGACGCGAGGATTAGAAGCCGTTGCACCGGCTGGTTCCGATTTCGAGAAATTTATGCAAGCGGAACGCCAAAAAGTCGAGGGTATCAACCAAGCGGCGGAACAAGATTACCGGCAAAATTGGCGCAACGGAGAGGATCGAGGCTTGGATGTCGGTCGGATCGGGGGCAATATAGCCGCATCAATACCGCTTGCTATGCCGTTTATGGCCGCCCAAAGCGCGCCGATGTTGGGTCGAGTTTTATCTGGTGCTGGAGCGGGAACTGTTGGCGCAGCAATGCAGCCAGTGAATGACACCGGCGAAGACAATCCATTTTGGGAACAGAAAGCGGAACAAGCAGCAATAGGTGCGGCAACGGGCGCGGCTTCGCCTTTCGTGTCCGATGCGTTGGCTAAAGGTTTTTCAAAGATTGCGGCAAAATTTCGAGGATTCGATCCAAAGCAAGGGGCGGAAGAGCTTTCTGTTAAGTTCTCTCAACGCGGAATAGATTTCAACAGGCTTTCAAAAGAAATGCAGAATTCTCTTATGAAAGATGTGGAAACATCCATAAAATCTGGCGGAAATCTTGATATTGACGCCTTGGCGCGGAAGGCTGATTTCGATTCATTGAATATCAAACCTACGCTTGGACAATTGACAAGAGAGCCGGGGCAGTTTCAATTTGAGCAAAATACGCGCGGCATTGCCGGCTCTGGCGATGAGTTGGCAAGCCGGTTTAATACCCAGAACAAGCAATTAATTGAGAATCTAAATACGCAAAGATCCGGTGCTGGCTTGGACAGATACGGCGCTGGCAATCAAATTATTGACCATTTGAAAGCAATCGATGCCGCGAGGAAATCAGGCGTGGATAATTTATACGGCGCAGCAAGAGAGGCCGCCGGAATACACGCGCCGCTTAACCCTGGAAATTTTGCGCAATCCGTAAACAATGCTTTAGACAATGCCATGCTTGGCGATGCGCTGCCGGGCGGTGTCAGGAAAGCGATCAATCAAATTGCCACAGGCGAACTTCCGTTCACGATTCAAAAAGCCGAGCAAATAAGACAAGCAATTAACGGTCAAATGTCGCAAATTCCTGGGCGGGAAAATGTTGCGCTAAAAATCGTGAACGATGCGCTGCAAAACGAGATCGACAGGGTAGGCGACACGCTGGGACAGCAGGCAGGCGACGCATTCAAGGCCGCAAGATCGGCGGCTGCACAGCGTTTCAGCGCGCTTGATAATTCCGCGCCGCTGAAGTCTGTTGTTGAGGGCGCGGTGTCGCCGGATGATTTTGTGAGCAAATTTCTAATACGCGGAAAGGCTGCCGATGTCATGGCGCTTCGTTCCGATCTGCAAAACAATCCGCAGCTATTCGCAGAAACAAAGGGCCAGATAATCGACTGGCTGAAAGAGAAGGCATTGAACGGATCTACTGACGAGTTCGGAAAATTTAGTCAATCTGCCTACAACAAAGCTTTAAAGCAAATCGGCGAAGCAAAACTGAAAATCTTGTTTCAGCCCGAAGAAATGCAGCACTTGCAAAGAATCGGTAGGGTATCGGCAGCGATACAATCCCAGCCGGTAGGCGCTGTCGTAAATAACTCTGGCACATCACAGGCAATTGCAAATTTAATGGGCAGAATGTCAGGGCTACCGTATTTGAAAGAATTGGCGATTAATCCATTAATGAACTTCAGGGTTCAAGGGCAGGTTAATTCAGCGCTTAATCCAAGCGCGCAAGCATTTAATCGCCCGGCCGCACTTCCTCCCGAGTTGATAAGAGGCTTCAATTTGCCATTGTCCGTAGCGGGCTACCCAATCCTGAAGCCACTTTTGGAACCTCAAGTACAGGGGCATTAATAGGCAAACCCCAAGCGGGACAATTATTGATCTGGCTGTTTCGTAATCCATGGTTTTATTTAATCACAAATCCGCCTTCGTGCGGATTTTTTATTTAAGGAGCGCGCATGTTTGAAAAGGCATCATGTCCACTTGATGAGGAAAAGGCGAGTCAGTTAATCGAAATGATGGCAAGCATTGATGCGCGACTTAGAAAGATTGAACGATATATGTTTGTTGGGCGGATCGTCGCAAGCACTGTTGTCGCAGTTGCGGTTTCTTTGGGTTGGTTTTGGGAGCGCGCCGAAGAGATCCGCGCGGCGCTTAAAAATTTTTTGTGGTGAATAATTAACTATGAGAATGAGTGAGTACGGGCGGCGATTGCTGACCGAGTGGGAAGGCGGAGCCCGCAATAAAGTTTATCAAGACGCAGCAGGACTGCCGACAATTGGCGTGGGGCATTTGCTGACGCGCGACGAACTAAGCACCGGCAGCATCATTATCGATGGCGTCAAAGTAAAGTACGGGAACGGGCTGACTGATAGACAGATAGACCAATTGTTTACGCAGGATCTTGCTTATGCTGAAAGCGTGGTTAACATTGGCTTGGGCGTTGATTTATGGCTAACCCAAAATCAATACGATGCGCTGGTGTCGTTTGTACTCAATGTCGGAGGGTCAGCATATCTTAATTCAACTTTGCGCAAGCTTCTTCTTAAAAAAGAGTATGAAAAAATACCAGAACAATTCAGACGATGGAAGCATTCAGGCGGCAAAGTGCTTCAAGGGCTGATAAACCGGCGAGAAAAAGAAATTAAACTTTTTGAGGGAATGATATGAGAAAACACTAT